TTGATGTGAAACTTGTTAGTGAGTACGATTTGTATGTTTCGTGGAATATACCCAAAAAGAAGAAGGAAAAGATGATTGAATCTCAAGAAGATAATTTTCCGGACCTTATGAATCTCAAGAAGATGGCTGATAAGTACAGGACGCGTGAGACTTAAAGTTTAATTATATAAAACTATTATAAATCATGTCCGATTCACTAAATATAATGGTGGAAGCCAAGAAAGAGTATATGGGTCAACTCTGTCTCATCATGATTCCTGTTATGATTGAAGTATTCCAAGGTATGTATGATGAAGCGACTAAGATTTCCAAGGGGAGAAAGACCCTCATTATGTTTCAAAAACTTCTCAAGGAGGTTCCAAATTGGTCTAATCAGATGTCTGCTCAACACACAAGTAACATCGCCGATCGTTGTGCGTGGTTCAACGACCTCTTGGCAGCTGTGTTCGTCGCGTGCACCAAAATTCTCTCAGCAGTTCGTCTCAAGGCTGACAATAAGAAGATTAGTCTCAAACTTCCCACTAATGAAGTGTTTATCCAATCGTCTTACAACAACATTGCGAAGGATCTTTACAGGGATCCCTATATCTTCCACGAGGAACAGAGTGAATACACGAGGGATGATCAACTCACAAAACGTTTCTGTACATGTATTGAATCTACTGTGAAGGAACTTATTCCAGTTCAACAAATTCTCCAGACCTACATGTGTCAAGATACTCGTGATATTGATATTGATGGAGAGGTTCAAGACACCGAGGATCCGGATGTGTTTGATGGTCCTGAAGAGACACCCTTTCCAGAGCCAGAGCCAGAGTCTTTACCTGAAAATGAGAACATGATGGGTACCGAAGAGCAAATCCAACCGACCGGTCTAGAGAATGAGTTCAAGACGGTTCCAGGTGTTGAAGCACCAGAATCCTACCCCGAGCCTGAACCCGAACCCGGTATGGAACCTCCAATGGAATCTTACCCACCTCAGGCCGTACAGGAAGATGATGGTGTCCTCTTTGGTGACGCACCAGACCATCGTATAAAAAAAACTGCGTATAATTAAATGGAATTATCAGACTATCTTAGAGATCCAATGACCGCGGCTCTCATAGCAGCGGTAATCACTGCTGGTTACATTCATGCTAAAGCTCAACTTAACAATGAGGGTAAATTAGAACTTAATAAATACACCAAGCCAGCTGTCCTCAACGCTATTCTTGTATTCTTCATTGTGTCTAATGGTCTCGGACAAAAGGAAGTTATTTCTAATGATCCTTTTTAAACTTAAAGATTACACTTATAATATAAGAAAATGGCGTCTGTCAATGCGTTTAATGACATGCTCTCCCAATTTCTTGTGGAATTGCACAAGACTTTTCCAGAGGAAAAAGGTATCAAGAAGATGACTACATCTTTTGAGTTGATTAAACAAACCAACCCCCGTCTCATCGTTGATGGTTTCATGAATGGTGTAACTCCTTATGCGGGTAAAATTTCTGGTAAGGATGAATCATTCCTTTTGGAAGAGATTGAGACTATTGATTTTCTCAAGGACCTAAACATTAAGAGTTACTGGTCTCGTATGAGTGAGAGTACGAAGGGTGCGACATGGCAATACCTCCAAACCCTTTACATGCTCGGGACTACTATTAATTCAATTCCAGCAGATACACTCACTCAAATTGAGAATATTGCTAAAGGTGTCGCTGACAAGATGCAGACCGATGGTGGTGAGCTTGACCAGGATGCACTCATGAAGATGATGGGTAGTATGTTAGGTGGTATGAACAAAAAATAAACCTCAATATATATTAAATGAAGACCTGGTTTGATGATCCTCAGCGGCTTATCAAGTCTGACGAGGTTTTACAGTTCTGGCCTAATAATGAACAAACCCCAGAGGACCGGATTAACGCTTCTTCACGTTTTATAATTTATGCGTCATGTATCATATATCTTACACGCCGCGATCCACGTATTTTCGTCTTAGGTGGTACAATTTTGGGGGTTCTTTATCTTATGTATAAGTCTAAGATGATCAAGGAGGGATATGTATTCGGTACTAGTGGTGTAGGTGATGGTTGTCAAATGCCTACCCTAGATAATCCAATGGCTAATGTCCTTATGACAGATTACACTGATGCTCCCAACAGACTTGAAGCCTGTTATTACCCAACTGTCAAACCATTCGTCAAGGAGTATTTAGATGATCGTATCCCTTATGATTCTGGTAGGTCTCGGTCTCCGTTACCATTCCAACAGAGAAATGCATCTGCTCGTCAATTTGTGACGACTGCTGTTTCTCAAATACCAGGCGATCAGACTTCTTTCGCTGAATGGTGCTATGGAAGTAAAAATGGACGTGATTGCAGGACCAATCCTGAAATGTGCAGTCCAAACGCTAGGGGTGTTCAATTAGAGGCTTTCGGTGGTCTTGATATATCTGGTGATAAACGAAGTGGTATGAGTGGGGGAACTGTAGCTTAGATAAATAAATCTCTCGTAATAATAAAATGGCATACCAATTGCAGCCTGGTCTTGCAATAGTTCAAAACGCTGGTGCTCTCCCATCCGTGAGAGCGAATGAAGAGATATTTGTATATCCTCAGCCCAGTACTCTTAACTACTGCTGTCGTCCAAACACAATGTTATATGGAACCTCTCCATACATGGCGGGTAAGGGAGCACCTGCTCAATTTATTGAGGTCAGTGACCAACTTCGCCCTCAATCCACTACCCGTTTCAACAAGGTAATTGTACCTACTTACGAGCGTAACCTATTCCCCCTCACTAACATGGAGTGTAAGGTACCTCTCCGTACACTTAATTACGAACCAATGAGTACCCGTGCGGAACTTCAGAACGGTCTCTTTGATCAGAGATACGCTAATAAAAATCTTACTAAAAACTAAGAATGGCCGACCCTATTTCACTTGCAGCTATAGCTGGTCTAATTTTTGCTGGTAGAACTATGAGTAGAAAATCTGTACCCGATCCCGAACCGGTACAGGCAGTCCAGTCAGTTGAACCCCAAATTACATATGAACAGGATGTACCCGAGTTCGTTGAACGTGATTTTGAGAGACGTGTAGAAGTACAATCAAAGAGAGAAATGGAAAGCTTCGCGGATGTTTCTCTTCAGCAGAGGAGTGGTGGTCAGGAAATTCTCAATATGAGAAATCGTATGTATGACACAGGTCGTATGAATAACTTGTCCCCAGTTGAGAAGCAATTAGTTGGTCCAGGTTTAGGTCTTGGATACGATACCCCCGCGAGTGGTGGTTTCCAACAGATGTTCCGAGTGAATCCCGAGAATGTTGGTGCCTACCGCCTCACTACTCTCCCAGGTCGGTCAGGTCCAGCCGCTGATGTAACTGGTGGACGTTCCGCGGTTGTTGGTCAATTGCAACACAATAAACCTGATACCACTGCTTATCTCCCAACTCGTCTTCCAGTGGTGGCTGGTCGTGCTCAGGGTATGTCAGGTGCTATACCAAGACCCAGTCATCAGAAGACGATGAGAACAACGAACCGATCTGAGACTGGTCTTCGTCAAGATGGATTAGGTTTCAATGGTGCGAAGCGTTTCATATCTGCTCAAACCATGTCACAAGATCCCACACGTTTCAAGAGTGACCGCAACGATCAGGCGTTCTCTCACTATGCCCACGCGGCCCCTGGTATTACCAACTTCACCGGTGCCTATGAGACCAGTGCGGCTGCTAAGATTACCACTAAGAATAACGAGGAGCTCATGAAGTATGGTTTCCGTCCAGAAGATCGTCGTGGCAAGGCTAACCGTATGGGTAACGCTGGTCGTATGAACGTGAGAGAGAGTGCCCTCAAACAGGGAGGCCGACTCACAGCTGTACGCACCGATACTACCCGCATTGATGGACGTGTCAATGGTGCAAACGGGGGGTGGACTCAAAACTATCAGCAGAAACCTTTCCACCAATTCAATGCTTACAAGGGTAATGAGAATCCATATGCCCGTGATTTGGGTGTTGCACAGAGGCAGCTCCAGAACAACCCATTGGCTCAGAGTATTTGTTAATTTTACTCTATTAATTAGACAAAAACAATCATTAAAATAGTATACATCTATTTTAATGAAGGTTCATACCCTTGATATAGACAGTGGTGAAAGGGATACCAACGTATACACATACGCCAATAATTACATCGTCACCCTCAAAGAACCTATATATGACGTTACACAAATCAAATTGATTTCTGCTCGTATACCTACAGCACAATTGACTACATGTCCTTCTAATAAGACATTTAGTATCCACGACTCAGGTGCACCAAATGACCTAATTGAGGTTACCCTCAATGAGACTAATTATGCAAATGGAACTGCTCTCGCAACGGATCTTGAGACCCTCATGGAACCACCATTGACATTAATAGATCAAGTTGTATTTGACACAGAT